CGATCTAAGAAGAGCGAGAGGTACTGCGGCTCGCGGTGCGCGTAAGTCTGGCGATCATCCGTCACCCGACAGGGGTGGCGTCTTGTCCCGACATGGGAGGCACGTGATGGCTGGTCGAGGCCCTGCTCCGAAGGCCAAGCGGGTCCGGCAGCGCGATGAGCCGGTGATCGAGACGGTCGTGGCGGATGATCTGCTGCACGGCGACCCGCTACCGGAGGGTGTGCTGCCTGATGGTGAGGGTTGGCACGCGCAGACGTTGGCGCTGTGGGATGCGTTGCGGCGCTCCCCGCTGCTGGCTTCCGAGCCGGCGTTGGGCTGGCAGTTCCTGGTCGATACCGCGCTGATGCATCACACGATGTGGACGAAGGGCCGTTGGGAGTTTGCTTCGGAGGTTCGGCTGCGGGTGGCGAAGTTCGGGGCGACGCCGGAGGACCGGATGCGGTTGAAGGTGAAGATCGGGCCGGCGGTGGTCAAGGAACCGGTTGAGGCGCCAGCTGCTGCCGGGCGTCGTGAGCGTCTACGCATCGTCGGCGAGTAATGCCTTGGCGGGGGCCCGAGTTCGAGGGGGAGTTTCCCTCGCTCGGGTGGCAGATCGTGGAGTCGATCGAGCGGTACCTGTGCCACGGCCCGGGCGATGTGATGGGCGAGCCGATCGTGCTGGACGACGAGTTCGTCGAGTTCGTGGTCCGCTGCTACGCCCTGGACCCGCTGACCGGCCGGCGGAGCTACCGGCGGGCGTTCCTGTCCAGGCCGAAGGGCCGGGCGAAGTCGGAGCTGGCGGGGATGCTGGTCTGCGCCGAGGCGCTGTTCCCGGTTCGGTTCTCGCACTGGGACGCCGCCGGGGAGCCCGTTGGTAAGCCGGTGCGGAGTCCGACGATCCGTTGCCTGGCCACTGAGGAAGGGCAGTCGGGTAACACCTACGACAACGTCCGGGTGATGCTCTCCCACGTCCACGACGTGCATGGGGAGCGGTTCCCGAACGTAGACGTGGGCCTGTCCCGGGTGCTCCTCCCGGACGGGGGGGAGATCATCCCCTCAACGGCGAGCAACGCGTCGAAGGACGGCGGGAAGGAAACCTTCGCGGTCTTCGACGAGACCCACCTGTATAACCTGCCGGAGCTGCGGCGGATGCACGAGACGGTGCGCCGGAATCTTCGCAAACGCCGCGACGCGGAGCCGTGGGCGCTGGAAACCTCGACCATGTACCGGTCGGGCGAGGATTCGGTCGCCGAACGGACCCACGCCTACGCGAAGGCCATTGCGGAGGGGAAAGTCAAAGAACGTGGGCTGCTGTTCTTCCATAAGGAAGCCCCGGCCGACACCGATCTGAATGACCGGGAGTCGCTGCTCGCCGGCCTCAAATATGTTTACGGTCCGGCGGCGGCGTGGATGGACCTCGACGGCATCATCGCCGAGATCCAGGATCTGCAGTCGGACCCGACCGACTCGCGGCGCTACTGGCTGAACATGGTGCAGGCCGCTTCCGATGCGTGGCTGTCGGAACCGGAGTGGCGGTCGGTCGGCCCGCAGCCTGACGGCGAGTTCAAGGTCATTACCGACGGTGAGGTCATCACCCTCGGCTTCGACGGTTCCCGCTCGCGGGTGAGGGGTGTGACCGACGCGACGGCGCTCATCGGCTGCCGGGTGTCCGACGGGCATATCTTCGAGCTGGGGGTCTGGGAGCAGCCGGACGGCCCGAGCGGGGTCGGCTGGGGGGTGCCGGTGCTGCAGGTCGAGGCCGCAGTCGCGCACGCCTTCGGCACCTACACGGTGGTTGGGCTGTACGCGGACCCGGCGAAGTGGGAGTCGGTGATCTCCCAGTGGGAAGGCACCTACGGCAGCCGTCTGAAGGTAAAAGCCTCCCGGGATCATCCGTGCTACTGGTGGATGACCGGTGGTAGGGCCACTTTCACTGCCCGGGCGCTGGAACGATTCCACAACGCGATCCTGGACCGGGAACTGAGCCACGACGGCTCCTATGCGCTGACCCGGCACGCGTTGAACGCGCATCGCCGGACGGGCCCCCGCGGCCTGCAGATCGGCAAGGAACACCCCGATTCGCCGCGCAAGATCGACGCGGTCGTGGCGGCGGTGCTCGCCTTCGAGGCCCGTGCTGACGCTTTGTCCGCTGGCGTCGTCGAGGTCAGGACCCGTTCCAAGCGGCTGCACCGCTTCTGAGCCTATCGACGAGGGGACCACGTGGCGATCGACGCGAACGTCCCCGGAAGCCCGGAATGGTGGCTGCTGCGGCTCGGGAAACGGCTGCGCGATAACAGCGCCGGCCTGAACGTGCTGCGGAACTACTACATCGGCGCGCATCCGCTGCCCGAGGGTGACGCGAAGATCCGGGAGGCCTACCAGCGGTTTCAGCGCAAGGCGCGCAGCAACTACACCGGCCTCGTGGTCGAGTCGGTCCGGGAACGACTCCGCGTCGTCGGGTTCCGCACCGGTGGTCAGGGCACGAACGCCACCGATCAGGACGCCTGGCACGACTGGCAGGCGAACAAGATGGACGCCCGGTCGATCATCGTCCACCGGCAGGCGTTGATCTACGGCCGCGGCTACACGATTGTCGGCCCCCCGAAAGACGTCGACGAGGACCGGGACGGCGACCTCGGGGTGCCCATCATCACCCCCGAGGACCCGCGGTTCGTCATCCACGAATCCGACCCGGCCGACCCTGACGACATCCGGGCCGCGCTGAAAATCTGGTACGACGACCTGGACCGCCGCTACCACGCGGTGCTGTACCTGCCGGAGTCGGTGAACTACTTCCAGTCTGCCAACCAGGGCGATCAGCAGTCGCAGGTCGACTGGACGGTCCGCACATTCTGGGACTGGGACATCACCGAGACGATCCCCGACGCGCAGGTCGCGAACAGCATCCGGGTGGTGCCGGTGGTCCCGTTCCTGAACCGGCCGTTGGGCGAGCCCGGGGACTACGGCACCTCCGAGTTCCTCGACGTCATCGACATTCAGGACCGCATCAACCTGACCTTGCTCGACCGCATGGTCATCTCGAAGATGCAGGCCTACCGGCAGCGCTGGGCCAAGGGCATCCAGCTGGAAAACGAGGACGGCACCCCGACCGAGCCGTTCATTCCCGGCGTTGACCTGCTCTGGGCCGTGGAGGACGAGACCGCCGCGTTCGGTGAGTTCTCCGCATCCGACCTAGCGCCACAGCTCGCCGCCGTGATGGCCGATGTGCGCGACCTGGCCGCGATCTCCCGCACCCCGCCGCACTACCTGCTCGGGCAGATGATCAACGTGTCTGGTGATGCGCTGACCGCAGCCGAGACCGGCCTGGTCGCGAAAACGCAGGACCGGATGGTGCAGTTCGGTGAGGCCTGGGAGTCGGTGAACCGGCTCGCCGGGCTGTGGACCGGCCGGACCGTTCCCGTCGACGCCGAAGTGATCTGGGCGGATCCGCAGTTCCGGTCGATGGCCCAGCTCGCTGACGCTTCGGTCAAGTTTGGCGTCGCGGGTGTGCCGTGGCGTTCCCGGATGGAGATGCTGCAGAAGACCCCGGCCGAGATCGACCGGATGGAAGCCGAACGTGCCTCCGATGCGCTGCTGGCCGCGCAGCTCGCCCCGCTGCAGGCAGCGGTCGCCCCGTCGGTCTCCCCAGATCCACCCGAGCCCGCAACCCCCGCACCAGCGGTGTAGCGGATGACGCAGCCCGCCGGCCAGCCAAACCAGCAGGCGGCGGCGCTGGTCACCGCGCAGCAGACCGCGCTATTCAACCTCCGCGCCCAGGTCCTCTCCTTCCTGGTCGCGCTGTGGGCCAAACCGGGGTCATGGCGGGACGCCGACCTCGCCGCCTTCCTGAAGTCCGCGCTCCCGGTCGTCAACGCCGGGCAGCGGCAGACCGCCGCGTTCACCGCCGCGTACCTGCAGCAGCTCGGCCGGCTCAACGGCTCGGCGCCGCTCCCAATGCCGTCGTTGGCCGCGCTGACCGGCGCTCCGCTGCGGAACGGCGCCGAGCCAGCGCAGGTCTACTCCCGGCCATTCCAGACGGTCTGGACCTCGCTATCGCAGGGCGACGCGATCGACACGGCGGTCGCGAAAGGCGAGCAGCGGCTCCAGACGATCGCCGCAACGGACCTGCAGCTCGCGAAGACGCACACCGCGCAGCGGATGCTCACCGATGCCCCTGGTGTAGTCGGCTACGAGCGGGTGCTCGAGGGCACACATTCCTGCGGGCTGTGCGTCATCGCCTCGACACAGCGGTATCACCGCGGTGACCTGATGCCGATCCACGACCGCTGCGACTGCTCGGTCCAGCCGATCTTCGGGGATCAGGACCCCGGCCGGGTTATTCACCCGCAGCGGCTGCTCGACGCGCAGGCGCAGATCGCGCTGCGGATCGGCCAGCCAGCGAACACCGCAGCCGGCCTGAAACGGCAGGTGATCGTGCATCAGCACGGCGAAATCGGCCCGGTGCTGACCGTCCGGGCGCAGCACTTCACCGGCCCGGCGCAGATCCCCGCCCAATAGCCCTCGCACCCGACAGGGGTGCGACATCCCGACATGGGAGAACCGCATGACCCAGCCAGCCCCAGCAGCACCCGATGCACCTTCCCAGGCCGCGGGCGCCGCAACGGAACCGGCCGACACGGCCGGCAAGCAGGAAACCCCGCAGGAGCAGATCGACAAGTGGAAGGCCCTCGCCCGCAAGCACGAGGGCAGCGCGAAGACCAACGCCGACGCCGCCAGGCGCCTCGCGGAGCTTGAGGAGTCGCAGAAGACGGAGCAGCAGAAGCTCGCGGACCGCGCCGACAAGGCCGAACGCGAAGCCGCCGCGGCCCGTACCGAGACGCTCCGGTTCAGGGTCGCCGCCGCCAAGGGGGTTCCTGCCGAACTGCTCGCCGGCAGCACCGAGGAGGAACTGACCGCCTCCGCTGACCGGGCTATCGAATGGCGCGGCAGCAACACCGGAACGGCGACCGCAGCCCGGCCGGACTTGAAGCAGGGCGCTCGCGGCGCGCAGACGACGCAGAACCCGAACGACTGGCTTCGCAGTCTTTCCAAGCACTGACCCACCCGCAGCATCGGCAGTCACGGCCGAGCCCGCTGCCTAACCGAAAGAGGTTCCCGTGGCTGATTACGGCGACAGCATCGGTCGGACGAACTACCCGACCACCGACCCACTCGTTCCCCAGCCGCTCGCGCTGGAGATCATTCAGGAGATGCCGAAGGCGTCCGCGTTGCTATCCCGGGCCCGCACCGTCCCGATGTCCACCAAGAGCTTGCGCCAGCCCGTCCTGTCGGTCCTGCCGCAGGCCTACTGGGTGACCGGTGACACTGGCCTGAAGCAGACCACGAAGCAGATGTGGGAGAACATCACCCTCGTCGCTGAGGAGCTCGCCACGATCGTGGTCATCCCCGACGCCTACATCCAGGACACCGGCATCCCGCTGTGGGACGAGGTCAAGCCGATGATCGCCCAGGCGCTCGGGCAGAAGATCGACCAGGCCGGCATCTTCGGTGTTGGCCGGCCGTCGACATGGTCGAACTCGATCTACGAGTTGGCTATCGCGGCGGGGAATACGGTTGGCTCCGGCACCGGCGCGGGCACCTCCGGTGTTCAGTCGGTGGGCATCACCGGCACCCCGACCGGTGGCACGTTCACCTTGTCGTTCAACGGTGCTGTGACCGCTCCGATCGCCTACAACGCAAACGCAGCCGCAGTTCAGGCGGCGCTGCAGGCCCTGGGAAGCATCCGGGCCGGGAAGGCCACCGTCACTGGTGGTCCTGGGCCGGGTACCGCATGGGTCGTCACCCTGGACCCGTCGCTGCCCTCGGCCACCTTGGTCGGTAGCGGCGCGGGTTTGACCGGCGGGGCAAGCCCGGCCGTCACGGTCAACGTCACCACGGCAGCCGTGCAAGCCGGCGGGGTGGACCTGGCGCAGGACGTCGTCAACATGGGACGGCAGCTCGTCAAGAACGGCTTCGCCCTCGACGGGTTCATGGCCGCGCCCGGGTTCACCTGGGAACTGACTGGCCTGCGGTCAACGCAGAACGTGCCGATCTACACCCCCAGCCTGGCCGGCGACGTGCCGTCCACGCTGTACGGCCGGCCGCTGTCGGAGGCGCTGAACGGCGGGTGGGAGCCGAACCTGGCCTCGCTGATCGGCGGGGACTTCTCCAAGGCCGTCGTCGGTTTGCGGCAGGACATCACCTTCAAGATGTTCCTT